TCCAGCTGAACCGCCACCGTTTCCTCCGCCTCCTGGGCCTCCAGTTCCATGTGGTCCACCTGTAGGGTGTCTTGCTCCGCCACCGCCACCAGCATATGTTGTATTACTTGGTGATGTAGCTGGAGATGAATAATCATTATTAGCTCCGCTTCCTCCTGGCCCTGGTACAGGTCCTGGTGCATTTGTTCCAGCAGTGCCAGCTCCTCCGCCGCCTCCGCCGCCGTTTCCACCAGATCCTCCGTGACCACCTGGATTACCTTGTGGTGGACTTGTTGGAGGTACGTTACCATTTCCGCCGACATTAGAAGAGTTGTTTCCTCCTCCGCCACCGCCAGAGCCTCCTTGCGCAGCAGTTGCTCCTCCTGATCCAGAAGATGGTTGTAAACCTTTTCCTCCTCCAGCAGATGATAATGGATTTGGTCCTCCAGCATCAAACTCTGATGCAGATCCTGCTGTTCCTGGAGGTCCTCCTCCACCAACAGTTATAGATGCAGAACTACCTGGTAGTGTGTGTCCTGGAAACTGTCTAAAGCCTCCGCCACCGCCGCCTCCGCCGCAGTCGCCACCACCTGGGTGTCCACCGCCGCCTCCTGCAACTACAAGAATGTCTGCTACAGTTTGATTAGCTTGCGCACTAAAAGTACCTGGACTAGTAAAATTTGTAATGTTTTCAGATGTTGTGCCACCAGAAGGTTCATAATTGATGCCGATAAATCCGCCTGCCATTTAACCTCCTATGCGTCGTCTATTGATTCATAAGATATTACTAAATCTAAATCAGAAGCTGCTCCTGCTCCACCTTTAAGAACATCGCCTTCCATTAAATACATTGGAGTATCTAATACAACTAATGTTGCGTCAGCTGGCACTGATATAGTTTTTGCTAAGAAGAAAGTTCCAGATGTATCAAAGTTATCAATACCGTCTGGAGTAAAGTTTGCTTTTACAACTGATATAGACAAATCCGCTGCATTTGTGCCATCAACGTTTGCACATGTAATTCTATTTACTTTTATAATTTTGTCACTAGCCACTGTTAATAAAGTTGTAGTCGTAGTGGATGTTAAGTTATATCCAACCGATTCACCTTTAATACTGGATACTGATACTATATTTGGGTTTGCCATAATTTTTTATTCTCCTTGTTCTTTTTAACCGAAAACAATTGCCATTGCAATAGCTTTTCCTGTTGTTGCTAATTCAACTCCTCCAGCTTGAACTTGTCCTGACCCATTAGGAGCAAGGTTAATATTACCATTTGCCCCATCTGTAATCGTTATTGTACCTGAGTTTGTGCCAGAATTAGTGTCTAAAACAAGGTCATGAGCACCACTTGTTGTAATTGCAGCTGCGGCAGCCCCTGTTCCAAATACAGTTTCTCCTGATCCTTTTGGTTTGATAGCTATATCTATGTTAGTATCCCCACCTGTTGCAGATAATGTTGGATCATTTCCTGTAGCAGCATTTGCTATTGTAAATTCGTTTACTGCAGAACCTGTAGCTGTAAGTAAAGCTAATTCGTTTCCGTTAGTGTCTAAAATAGATGTTCCTATTTTAGGTGATGTTAAAGTTTTGTTTGTTAAAGTATCAGTGGATGAAGCAGTTATAAATCCACAATCATCTATATCTGGATTTGTTCCATCATTAGCTGTAGCATAAACTAATTTTACCGCACCAGGAGCAATGGTTACACTGTCCCCTGACCCTGAAACATATTTAAATACTACGTTTTGTGATCCACTTGTTGAATTTTTTAAAATATATGCTTGTTGAACATCTTTAGGTATAGTGACATTTCTTGATCCACTTAATGATCCCGTAAATTCTATAATTCTATGTGCAAGAGTTGCACCTGTTGAACCATCTGAAACAGATAAATCAGTATCACCTGAATCAGATACTGCTTGTGTTGTAAAACCACCAGTAATTTGTTCAACTATTTCTAAATTAGTATTAGTCTTCGTTCCCCATGTACCAGCGTTTTCTCCAGTTGCCTGAAGTTCTACTCCTAAAGGTGAAAATGTTGATGCCATAATTTTTATCTCCTATGCAGCGTCACTATAACTTGTATTTGATCCAGTTGCAACATTAGAATATGTATCACTGGATCCTGTCGACTCGTCAGTATATGATGTATTTGATCCACTGTCAACATTACTGAAAGAATCATTTGATCCTGTATCAATGTTTTTATAAGCCTGTATTCCAATTGAAGGATCTACAAAAGTAGCTTGTAATCCAGTCAAACCCATTACATCTGATGGAGTTATAGACCCAATTGAAGATGTTGCAGCTATGCCTGTTAAAGGCACACCTATTTCAGGAACTATAGATCCTACGGCAGATGTAGATTGAACACCTGTTATGTCAATTATTTGTGCATCATCAATTGCTAACTCACCTACACTAGCTGTTGATGAAACACCAGTAATTGTTGCTGGACCAAATTCTAATCCTAATGTTCCTACATTAAATGTAGATGATACTCCAGATATAGATGCAGGACCAAACTCTAAACCTAGAGTGCCTAAATTTGCTGTGGCTGCTTGACCTGTGATATCTGGTGTTGAATCAATTTGTAAAGTTGTAGTTCCTAAAGTGGTAGTTAATTCCTGTCCTGATAAACCAACTGCATCTGCAGGAGAAATTGATCCTACACTTGCTGTTGCATCTATTCCAACTAAAGTAATAACTTGATTAGGAGATTCACCCCAAGAGTTATCTCCCCATGCATCTCTACCCCAACCAACTAAAGTTCCTGCATAAGATAAAGTTGGTGTGGCAAACTCTGATTGTAATCCAGTTAACTCCGCACCTATTTCTATTGTAACCTGACCAACACTAGCTGTTGCAAATTTTAAAAGTTGATCCCCTGTTGGTGGACTTGGAATCATTTCTAAAGGAACACCAATGCCTTGAATGACTGTTCCTAAAGAAGATGTTGCTTCTATACCACTTGGAGTTACTAACTCATCAGCACCCTCTCCCCAATCTGCAGTTCCCCAAGTTAACCTACCCCAACCTGTCTCATTAAATTCTTCTGAATCACCTAATGATATTGTTGCAGAGACGCCTGTCACTTCTACAACGGTGCTTATTGCTAAACTATTTAAACTAGTTGTTGCTTCTAAACCTACGATGTCTGGAATTATAAATTGAGCAGCTACTACTGACCCTAGAGAAGTTGTAGCAGAAATACCTGATGGTGCTACAGAATATTCTACACCCCAACCAGAATTACCCCATTGTTGTCTACCCCAGCCTTCTACATTAAAAGAAGATTCATCACCTATTGATGTTGTTGCAGATACACCTGTTAAAGAAACAGTAACAACGTTAGAATTCCATGAGTTAGAACCCCAAGAATTTTGTCCCCAGGTAGTTGACATAAGGATGTCCTCCTTATGCTATACGAATAATAGCGTTAGATGCGTCTGCTGTTGGAAATTGAATTGTAAATGTTCCGCTAGAAACTGTTTTGTCACCACCGAAAGCGATAACAGCAACAGCTTTATTAGACTGAGAAGAGTTATAAATTAATGCACCATTTGCTGTAAAAGATGCTGAAGTAAAACTTACGTCTGAAAAATCACAGAATGCAGTTGTTCCAGATGTTGTTGGTGTAACACTTGTTAAAGTTGCACCACCTGAACTATATGCAGATCCTGATGTGTTTGAAATTTCGTTTGTGGTTGAGAAAGCAGTTGTGGATGCTCCTAAAGATGCAGAACTTGTATATAAAGCTATTTTAAAAGTATTACCACTAGAAGCAGTAAAATTGTGTGTACCTACTAAAATTTCTTGTTTAAAACTTGTACAAATTGCTGATGATATAGCCATAATTTTTCTCCTATGGGTTCGGTGAATTTATTGGAATACGAACAGCGCCATCAGTATAGTCATCTCTTCGTCTTCTACCAATTTGTTCACTAGCGAACTTTTGTACCTCTTGTTTATACTTATTTTCATATAAAGTCAACATATCCATTGGACCTTTTAAAAATGAATACGCTTCTGATAGACAGCAATACAACAACCCATTTGGAAAGTTAAGGCTAATGTAATTTGTGTCATTATTCTCTAATAATGCAGGAGCTGCATTATAATGAACTCTAAATTTATATGTAGTATCAGGAACTGGAGCAAACATCATTCTTCCAGATGTAGTATCAGATTCCCCTGTGGCACCACCAAACATAGCATAATATTTAGGTTGTCCTCTTTTAGAAGATTCTGTTGAAGATATATATTCTTGTAAATATGAAATATCTTTTTTTTCTAAAAATACGTTTGCTCCAGTTGTAGCTGATGTTGAATCATATACTTGTATAGCTCTAATAAAAACTGCTCCTGCTGGAGCATTAATTGTTTCTTGACCCGCAACTAAATTACCTGTTTGTTGTTTTCTATCAGCATCAATTGGTACGTCTCTAAATATTCTATACTGTGCATTTAAAATTATATTTTCTAAAACAGCATCTGTTAAAACATTTGAATCTGTTTCAGTATAACTTTTTATTTGTGTTTTTAATCCTGATGCACTTAATCCAGCCATTATGCTACTCCTGCAAGTTCTCTACAAATAGGACAACTTTTTTTATATCTATTATGTGTTCCACATTTCCACTTTTCTGGTTCTGTTTTAACTTCTTCATACAAAACAAGATGTGGATCTTGTTTTTCTGGTTTAAATTTATTTTTTATCCAATTCCAAATTTTACTAATCATGGTGTTATTGTAACTGGTCCTGCAGACACAGTTGGTCCTCCTCCTTCTTCTGTTATACTAGGAGTTGAGCCTAGTGTAAATGTATATTTATCTGTTGTAGTTACTGTTATACTAAAACCTGA